GCCGCCGTTGCAACGTTTATTAAATTCTGCAACCATTCATCACTCTTCTTTACTAAAATTGCGTTATATTGTATTGCATCCTGATACTTCGCTAACATCGGGCTTATTGCCTTACTCAATGCATTTGTATCTGTTGTTGTAACCGTGTGCACATTCATTCCAGAACCCACCGTTTCGTAAGTTGTAAATTTGGCTTTCAAACGATCGTATTCATCTACGAAGTCTTTATACTGTTTCGCTAATTGTGCCTTTTGTTCATCGCCTACCGAAGATACATCTAATCTCAACACTTTATCTATATCTATTGCCGAAACATCTACGCCGTCAAGTCCTATTGCCGCCTTTACCATTGCTTGTAATGCGTTTTGACTTCTTTGTTTATATTGTCCTACGATCTCCTCTTGGTCTTTCAGCGTCTTGTCTAATAGCTCCCTAGCTGCTTTCTTTTGCTCTTCCGTTGAATCCTTATCTTTTAAAATAGTTATTTGTTCTTGTATGGTTGCTTGATTCTTTGCATCAAAATAAGAGAATGACATTTTTGTATTTCCTAATTGATCCATCGCGTTGTATGCTTCGCGTGCTAGACGTATCGTTTCGGTTAACCCGTTCATGAACGGCGTCCAGTCTCCACTACCGATAGAGTAGAAAAATTGGTCTACGCCACCTTTTAAGCCGTCCATAGTACGGGCATATTCATCTCCTAGCGTCTGACTGCTATTCATTACTTTATTGAAACCTTCCGAGGCAGTTACAGCAATACCAAGAACCCCGGCGAACTTCATAACTCCCGATACTGCAACGCCGGACATTTTAGAAATGTCGCTTTGAAACCCGTTTACATTCTTCTTCGACTTATTTAGATTTGCGTCAAAGTCATTCGTTTTAAGCAATAATCTTGTTACTATATCAGACATCTTTATGCGTGTTTAATTGTGATTCTACTTCTTTTGCTTTAGCTCGTAATCGTTGCATCTCTTCGTCCGTTACGCTCGTATCTTTCTTTTCTTCTTCATCCCACGGGAACCGGAGTATATCGGTTTGCTTTAGCGTTTTAGTGCTATTCGATTGCGCTATAATGAAACCTAGCAATCTAGTTTGTTCCCACGCTTCCCGATTGCGTCGATTCAATCCGTCTATAAACGATTCAACCTCGATAAAGTCCATTTTATCGAGGAAGTAATCGGGAGCGATCCCGCCCTCACCGACAACGCGCGAATAAAGTTCGCGTATACTTACGGCTTTCGTTTCCGCGTCGTCACCTTCTTTTTTTTTACGTCATTTCCTGCCGATTGCGAACGTAGTTTGATTTCATCCAAAATAAACTCTTTGAATTGTTCGAATAGCGTCAAGTCATTTTCGCATAATTCGATAAATTCCTCAAATTCCATTTTGAACAATTCCTGATTAGAGGCAAGCAGAAACGAATAAAACAAAAGAAACTCGTCTAACATCTTTCCAAACTGGAACGGATAGCCGGATATAGTTTCGAATACAAAGAACGCACGGAGCGTATATTTCAAAGAAAAATCTTTTCCATTAAGTGATATTGTTTTCATTGAATAAGTCGTTTAGAGGGCGGCAAAACACCGCCCGTAAGTTATTTACTAACTGCTTCCTTTGCAAGCGATCCGGTTCCTTCGAAACTGATTGATAGTGTTGCTTTGTCTCCATCCGGCGCATTTGCTTCTAGCGAAGTGATAACCGCACTACCTGTATATGCACCTTCCGCTAGTGTCCATCCGGCGGCGGGCATTTCGTTTACGTCAGGATTGCCAACAACGCCAAATTTCAGAACAACAGGTTTATGCGCCAAGAACAAAGCGAATAGTTTATCGTAGCTGTTCGCATCTGCATCCGCGCTAAATACATTTTCACTGGAAGCGTTCCAAGAAAGTTTTTTAATGTCCTTTTCCGTCCAGATACCCGAATCTTTACTTTGTGTGTCGATTGTTTCAGCCGAAAGCCCCAATTTGCAAGATGTGGCAAGTGCGATGGCTTTACCGTCGATGAATAACATTAGGTCTTTTCCTAACACTGATTTTGCTTTACTCATAATTTTATCGTGTTTTAGTTATTATTCCGTTTTAAATGAGAATACGAGGCTTTGAATAAAAGTATCTTCTATAAAAGCCTCATTCGCACTAATTAATTTAGCGTCTATTACATTGAAGTTGTCATATTGCCCGCGCTTGTTTTCGAGCGCCTTACGCACTTCTTCGGCGATAGTGACAGAATTCAAGTAGTTATCACTAGCTACGGCAACCTCAACCGAAACGGTATCGCCCGTACCGTATCTATCTTTTGTATATTCAGGAACCAAAGAATTACGCCTGTAAATTACGAACGGAAAAGATATTTCCGTTTTGGTTGAGATAGCATATATCTTATCAGAAATCAACTTCGCCAACTCCGTAGAGTCGCTTAACTTCTTATATACGTGTGCGCCTATTGATAAACTCATTTCTTTTTATTCGCTATTTTCGTTATTGAATCAATAATATTTTTCTCTAGTGAGTTCTCCGCTTCTTTCTGCTTCGATTTGACCGCATTAGAAAAGAAGCGAGAAGCCTTTATACTACCTCTGTTTGCGGGTTTATGGGTAGCGCTTTTTTCGTATGCTGTTCGTTCTATTGTTCCAGATTCAAAAAAAGGAAGCATAAAAGCGCGTGATCCCTTTTTGCGTTTATCAATCAGGCTAACCCGTGCACCGGAAGCATTGCGATAGACCGCTATTTTTATTTCATTCTTTAGCGGTTTGAAAGACACGCCATTCTTAGTACTCCCAAATTCAGCGCCATTAACAGCATAGACTAAATTTTCCTGCGCCTGTTTACGAATGATAAGAATCGACTTTCTAAGAGCGGAGGAAATTGCCTTCTTTGCTTCTTTATCGTTCAACCGTTTAAGTAGTTCGTTTACTCGCGTTGCATCCACTTCGACGCGATACAAGTTGCGCCCGGTGTAATTGTCGTTACTCATTGATTACCTCCGCTTATATAACCGTTGCTTGTTGCTTCCGGTCGTGGTTAATAGATAGAATCTTGTATTTCTGCCCGTCGTACTCGATTCGCATTTTAGCGTTAATCTCTTTGCAGATGCGAATCATTATTGTATTAACGGTCGTATTGTATATCTCGCCGTTCGCTTCTTTGCGTGCGCCAGACTTAAAGCGAATGTATGCGCGTTTATCGAATACTTTCACCCAACTTTCAGACGTGCCGCCCAGACTATCGCGCTTTGACTCGCTACGGTAAAAAGCGATCATTTCGTTTAATAATCCTGCTTGCATTACGTATATCGTTTTAAAGGTTGCAGTAATAGTTCTATGTGCCCCGGAATAACTTGCGGAGTGGCAAATGTTACCGATTCACGGTTTGCGTAGTAATTCGCTATAAGGATGCGGATCGCGTGCCAGATACGCCGATCTATTTTTGCGTCCTTAACGTAGGTATCTAGCGGATTATTTAGATACGATTCGATAAGAAGTTGAACGGGTTCGATAAGCCCAGTTATATACGCGTCGTCCGTGTCGAAGTCAATGTTTAAATGCTGTTTGAGTTCCTCGAGTGTTACGTATTGTGCCATATTGTATAAATTAGAAAGGGCTAGAGCCGAAGCCCCAGCCCTTTAGTGAATGATAGGTTATAGGATTAAGCAGAAGCCTTCTTCTTTGCGATGGCAAAGGCTTCCGGGCGAGCTACAACAATATCATAATCAGTATTCAATACAAAGTTTACGACATTACTTTTCGCTCCGGTGTACGGGTCTATAACTAAATCCATATCGCCGAACTGACCGATAGCAGCGTTGGAGAATACACCGAATCCGATAGAATCGGCGTCCATGTAGTTAGTAACAAGAACCGGATAACCGTTCACCATACCATTTTGGCAGATCATTTCAGCAGCTCCCGCCGCTTTGGGAGTGGATTTCAAAGCACCATACACCTTTGGAGTGCAAACATAGGCAGCTGTACCGTCGGTTACATCTACGCCCGCATCCATTACGGTAGATTCAAGCGAAACAATATCCGCAAATGTCAACGCGTTTGTATATTCAACATCTGGTTTTGTCTTTACAAACACCCCGTTGCTTGCGCCAGACAATGCAGTTCCCGAAAACATCCATTTATTCAAAGTGCGAGCGACGCCAAGCGAAATTTGCTTCAAAACAACGTCCTGCAAAGAGTAGTTCGTTTGGTTGATCGCACGCTTAGACACCGGGATAGAAATAGATACACGTTTGGGTGAAGCCTTGATTTTGTCGATATTCAATTCGGTATCGGTAACCGCAACGTTTTCACCCTGAATTGTTGCTTCAACAGCCGCCAATGTTGGGAAAACAAGGTCACCTACAAGCCCGCTTTGCATCTTGATACCCAGTTTATCAATAATCAAGCCTTTTTCTAATGGTTCAATGATTTCACCGATTGTAACAGGAACCATGCTAGCCGCATCGGTTGTATCTGTAACAGTCACCGCACGTTCTACAACTTTAATACCGCCTTCCGATACTACTCCGTTGTATTCTTCCAAAGAGCGATGATTAACGACGTCAAAAACAGCCTGTGAAAACAACATGCGACGGTCTGATACCAGTCCCGCGTTAATATCTTCAAGCGCACGGCGTTCGACTTTCATTTCCAAAAGTTCTTTCTTTGTTTTTAACTGCTCGAACTGCTCTTTCTCGCTTGCGTCGAGTGCTCTTTTTTCCGCTTCTGCTTTATCCAACATAGCGCGCATCTGCTCTTTGTATTGAGCAATAGTTTCAAATTCTTTTCTCATGTTTTAAATTGATTTGCGTAAATTATTAATTTCATTTAGATAGTCTTTATTCTCGCCGGACAACTCCGCTATCGTATCATCCATACTCCGTACCGTTACGTCTGTACCATAAAAAGCAGGATCAACAACGGGAGATATATCGGAAATCCGATCAATCATGTGTACAGTACGAAGCAACAACCCGTCTTTCATTGAATAGGAAACTTTTGTTTTATCCTTTTCATTTAAAGCATACGCAAAAGACGAACCGAAAATATCACCGCGTTTAATCATTTCTACGGCGAAATCTCCATCGGGAGTACTAGGAGCCTCAAACCTGTATTTTAATCCGTAGTCGTCAAGTTCAAGCGACAAAGTTCCCGCACCACGATTAGAACGAGCTAACAATCTCTGTTTATTATGATCTAACAGAGCTTTAACATCACAACTACGCAATAACTCTTCCGTTATAGCTCCCTTTTCGATCACCTCAACAAAAGCGCGTTGTTTTTCCCTGTCGTACAATACACGGCTTTCTTGTCCGAATACAACCGCATAACCTTCGATTATTCTTCCATCTCCAACTTTAGGAGCACCTAGCTCTGTATAACTTCGTATTTCCATATTTTGCAAATATCATTTTACTATATGTTTGTTTCTTCGTTTTTGGGTAGCTCTACTTTTTGACTAGCCGCCTCGATTGGTTGAACGTTGCAGGAGATAAACACTTTGTCGCCTCCTTCAACGGGCGGTTTTCCTAAAGCCCTACGAGTATCATTCGGGGAATGAGCTCCCATTTCTTCCAAAGCTTTATAATAGCTTGCTTGTGTCGTTAAATCGGTTTGATATAAGCATGACAAATCAAATGAAATACTATATAAGTGAGCGACTGAATTAGGAATCAGCTTGTAATTAAATTCAGCCTCGATTTGTTTCAATATTGGTTGCAGTGTATCAGTTAAAAAAGAAACATTGCTCATTTCAGAAGCTTTGTAATTAGTAGATTGTCCGGCAAATACTTTATCCGGGTGAACTCCGTAAAATCTACATATATCAAGAATACTGAATTTCTTTGTTTCCAATAACTGCGCATCAACCGGATTTATAGAAAGTTGATGAAATCCAACATCGCCGGGAACTGAAATAATGTCTCTTCCTGTGTTTAGTTGTTCCTCTATACGATCCCCAACCGTAGAAAGTTGAATATCCGTCATACCTGCACCGGGCAACCCTTTATTTATCTCTTTTGCACCGGAAACAAGCCCCTTTATTTTACTTCCATTCTGAAAGGTTCGTAAATTCTGATTATCTGCACTAGCAGCTATGGAAAAGATACGACTAGCGTACATTATTGTACTTACTCCTGTATATCCCCCGTCCAAACTATTATTTTTAAGATGGATTATTTCGTAGGATTCAAAACGCCCATATATCCGGTTATATGGATCAGAAATAATATAAACATCATTCAATTTGTCATAGGTTACTGTATTATTTGCGCATAATACAAGCTCGCTGACACTACCGAACTTTCGACGGATAACGATGTAGGCGTTTCCTTGATTTACGATTTGAACAACCATATTCCTAACCATTTCAAAACTATTCATTCGTCGGTTAGGCATACGGGTTAATA